CAGCATTCAAAGTATTACTAATAATTTTAACTATATCAAACTTATCTTTATACATGTCGGGATTACATAATAGATTAACTAGAAGATTACTTTTACCTTGTTTTACTGAACCAACAATTAATAGTAATGATGGCGGTTGAGGTAAATGAGGGTGAATGTCAGCATATCTATCATCTGGATCGGGATCCCGAACCTTGTAGACGAGCGGTAGATTTTTTGGTTTCTTTTCCATTTATAATATATTATATATATTTTAATCTAAAAATAAACTATAAATTAAATCTTCTGGGATTCTAATACTTTAACCATTTATAATAGAATCACATAAAAAAAAAATTAAGAACATACCAACCAAATAAAAAGTGTCTGGGGTAAATGTTGAAAATAATTTATCTCAACAACACTTTCAACTTCTTTTTTTTTTGAGATTTACCCCAGACACTTTTTTATGACCAAAACCACCCAGTAGAAATCTCTTTATTTTCTTCTTCTTTTTTTCTAATAAAATCTTTAATTATTGATATATCAGCTCTTATGCTTATTAGATCCGTTTTGATTTTAGTAATGTTTCTATTGATCTCGTGAACTTCATTTTTCACTTTCTCAATCGGTTTGGTTTCAAATGGATTAGAATAATCACTCATATATTATTAAAAATATTATAATTCAAATAAAAAAATAATAATAAATAAATGGGTGGTTTCTCCATGGAAGAGTTTAACATAAATGAATTGGCTGGTGCTACTGGTTTAATACTTGGTGCTGTGAGTGGTATTTTAGTTGTTATCTTTAAAAGTAGATGTTATTGTAAATTTAGAATAGGTATAAGTGATAAATGGAATATATGCATGTGTGAAAGAAAACCTCCTCCAGATCCTAAACAAGAAGATAGTGAAGAAGAAGAAACAAATAAAATAGAAGATAAAGAGAAATTAATACCTACAAAGAGTAAAGAAGTTGAATCCCAACCAGAACCCGAGATTGAGAAGTTGGTATAAATCTAAAGTGTCTGGGGTAAATGTTCAAAAATATTTGTCTAGAGAAGGTTGTTGAGAAGTTTTTTTTTAGACATTTACCCCAGACACTTTTGATTAATACTACTTTTACATAAAAATAATAGAAAGTAAAAAGAGAAATATTTTATCAATAAAAAATAATAATTTTTAATAATTTATAATAAAATATTTTATATATTATAATTAAAAAGAATGGATTTTATACCCGAAGTTAAAATGGATTTCATACCAAGCGATAATGAGAGTGATGTTGAAGAAACAATAGCAAATGAAATAGCAGAGAATGTTGAGGATTTTGATGCTGAAAAGGATATATCTCAAGAAGAAATCAATGAATCTAAAATAGAGAAGGTTGTACCCAAAGCTAAATCGAAGAGAGAAGACATGAAAGTAGAAGATATATTTAATATGCCTAATAGTAATAATGGTGTTATTATTAATGATCCAAATGTAAAACTTACAAAGAAAGGAAAACCAAGGAAACCAAGACCACCCATGAGTGAAGCACATAAAGAGAAACTGAAACTTGCAAGGGAGAAAGCAATGGCTTCAAGAAAGAAGAAAGCACAAGAAAAGAAAGAAGCTAAAGCATTAGAAAAAGAAGAAAAAGAATTATTAAAGAAACAAAAAGTTAAAAGAGTTCAAAAACTTAAAGAAGAAGTAGAAGAAGATACTCCACCTCAACCACTTAAAGAACTTGTAAAAGAACCAACATTTACTAAAAAAGATTTAGAAGAAGCACAATTACAAGCAATCATGAATTACGAGAAAATCCGTAAATCAAGAAAAGAAGAAAAGAAAATTAAACAAGAAAAAGAAAAAGAACAAGAAGCATTGAAAGCACAATTAAGGAGAGCAGTAGCTCCACCTCAACAAGAATACAACCCCTTTTCCGTATGTTACTAATGACCATCTAAACTTTCACAATATGTCTCCCATACTCTTATACATTCATTTAAACTTTCACACCATGTATAACCACAACTAATACAACAACCATATTCATCATAAGGTGATTTAACCATTTGATTTATTAATAAATATGCAATTGATAACATTTATTATATATAATATATTAAGTTAACTTAAACATTTTTTTATATTTCTTAATATTAGTTTGTAATGAAGATGAATCACCCCATAATATATAATAACTCAAGTAACCCGCCGACATATAATCACCCTTGGATAAATCTTTTTTGTGTCTCGCCCTATATCTTTTTCTTTGTTCTTTATCTTTGGTTAGGGTATAATCTTCAGCGCCACTTTGACCGAACTGGACGGTTTTTATCTTCTTACCTTTATCATCATAAAAGATAGCTTTTAACTTTTTATTTTTTGCTGTACCTTTTTCAATGACCATTTTTACCATAGTTATTTATTATGATAAAATATAAAAATATAACTTAAAAAATTACATTAAAGATTGAAATCCATCTTCATCTATATCTACTTGATATTCTTCTTCACTTACCGCTGAACCTTCACTATCACTCAAACTATCTTTTCTAGTTCTTAAAGGAGGTCTATAATCTTTATCTATTTTAACATGTTCTATAAACTCTTGAATTAGATCGGGTCTGTCGTTCATAGCTAAAACTGAAACAATTTCATCAAAATAACCTTGATCCATTTATACTATAACATAGAAAATTATTTGAGATATTTTACACAAATATCTTCTAAACTTAAAGATTCTTCGAAATCACTTTGTAATGATTTTATTAAATCTTCATAAGTCCATTCATCTTTAAACTCACAGCAACAGAAGTCATCCCAAAAATCCCAATCACCAACAGACCATTCTTTAGAATAGTATTCATCTTTTTCTTCTTTACTCCAGTTAGAATATACACTAATCATTTTATATTATAATATATATTATTTATTTTATTTTTTTTTCTTTTTTTCTTTTTTTTGTTCATCAGCTTCATCTTGAAGTATTTCTTCGATGATACTAGGAGCAGTTCTTCTAGTTCTTTGAATCTTATAAATAACAGCACTAGTTTTATCAACATTAGCATATCTACCATCGCTATCATGAATAGATGTTGTAATATCTGCTATCATGGTTGGTTTAGTAACAGTAAAAACCATATCACTAGGATTACCCAAGAAATAATCACTAGCAGCAGAATATTTATCCACCACAGAAATTATAGGGAGATTAGCACCAGTAGGATTACCACCTATAGCACTATGACCTTCAAGTATATCACTTCTAATAGTATAATAAGGTCTTAATACTGATTTTTGAATATCTGTAGCTGTAATAGTTGTACTTTGAGTTAATATATCAACTTGACTCCATAATTCTAAAGGTTGTGCTTTAGATGGATTAAATCTATCGGTATCAGTAAGATCATTAGCAAGAACCCAAGAAAAAACACCATTAATTATAACTGCCCTATAATTTACAACACAATTAGGATATGGTAATGAAGTGTAATACATAACAGCACCAAACTCATTACTAATATAATTTTTAGTATCAGTTGTTACAACTTCTGCATTAGTAGTAGGTCTATATAATAAATCACTATTTTCATTGTCAACTCTTTTAGTTAAAACATTTAATCGTGTTACTGGAGCATTTACAGCACCATAATCGAAACCAAGAATATCCCATAAATTATCCTCCCAATTACTTTCATCAAAACCCCAATCTTCTATATAAATACCACCATGACTATCAAAAATAGTATAAGGTTCTATACTTTGATTATATCCATCGTATTTTTGAGTATTTGTTCCTTGATCAGCATAGTTTTCTTCGGTATGTTTGGGAGTTTCGGGATAAACATTAGTCCTATATGCTTGATTGTTATCATTATAAGGTTTAAATGTTGGAGAGAAACCATAAGCGGGAGGTCTAGGATTAATTTTATAAACTGTATCACCCGCATCAGAACCTTTTTCGGTAGGTCTAATTAATCTATCATCACCTAAAGCTGGTGTTTGAGTTTTACTATTTACAAACTCGGCATTATTACCAGCTTGGCGTTTATTACCAGTATTATTAGCAGTATGAAATCTTGATAATTCAAATCTATTTGTTTCATTATTATATCTTATTTCGGGATTATTAGCACCAATATAAGTCATAGTCATATATGGATTTAAATCGGTTACTTGATTTAAATTATTGGGACTTCTAATAAAATTAATTAAACTTGGAAATCTAAAAGTTTGTCCATCTCGTAAATCCCCATTATGTTCTTGAAAAGAAGATACAACACCAATATCAGTATTAGTATAACCACTATAAGGTGTAATTATTGCAGTTGAATATGCTGTTGCATGATGACCGTATCCTATTCTTCTACCTCTTTCAATATTTACAAAACCAGCTTGACCGGGAGTTGTAAAAAGTTTTCTTGGAACTCCTCCAACACCATTACATTTAATAGTAATAATATAAATATCATCTAATCTATTACCACCAGCATCATAATTAGCAATTTTCTCTGGGGAAGCAAAGCCATAATTTAAAATATTTTGTGCTTGTGAATCAGTAGGTTCATAATATACATCTCTAAAATCATCGTCATAATTGAAGAAAAAAGGTAGAGTTATTTGGTCTTCACCATTATTAGGTGCTGCTTTATCAACATACATATCCTCACCAAAAGTTTCATTATGTCTCGCTACTGTTCTATCACTTGTTAATTCGTTCATGTGAAAAAATCTACTATTATCAATTGTTGGTAAAGTTAATCCACCTAATTCTCCAACAGAATATATTTGACTTTCTCTTAATGTATCCCAAATTTCGGGATATAATGCTTGTGTATCTAAAAAATCTCTAATAATTTTTAGATTCGCTTCAGTATATAAAACATTTATGGTTAAACTTGTATCTTCATTTCTTGGATTTGTTGTTGGTATTGTTATTGCATTATAAGTTTGGAAACCTTCAAAAGCATCTAATCTATCAAGTATAATAGTACCAGTTGCGTCTCTAATGATTGGTTGTTGTAAGTTTAATAATTGATGCATTTCTCTACCTTTTTCAAATATCTCGGGTCTCTTAACTGCGATATATCCAAAAGTAGCAATATAATCTACTGATAATTGAGATATATTAGCATCTGTAACTGGTAATACTTGATTACCATATGCTGTTAAAGTTGTATCACAAACATTATAAATATTTTGTGCGTTTATGGGTTTATATGTATTAGTTTCAATAGTTTTTGTAATTGCTCTAATATTTCTATCATGATCATAAATATTAAATATATCCTCATTTTTTGTTTCGGTTAATTGTTGGGTAATCTGTGAAGCTACGGCACTTGGAGTATTGAATCCTTTATTTACTTCAATATCAAGTTTCTCTCTATATCTAATATAGTTACCTTCTTGAATAATACCATTATGATATTTTTTTGGAAATTGTTCAGTATCATTATTATTACCATTATCTTTAGCACCAACACTATAAGCAATTTTATCTTTTATAAATAAAGTATATCTTGTATTATCTATTTTTTGTTTAAAAATATGTGCTGAATCGTCAGTTGGTTTTCTACCCCAATCAGCAAGTAAAAAACAACCTTCATTAACAACTCTTCTACATGCTCCTTCAAAAAAATTATCGCCCGCTGTATATTGTCTTTGATAATTTCTGCCTACTTCACCTCTAACTGAATAATCAGCATTAGATATCATTCTTCTAGGTTGTTGAATATAGTTAGGATATTCATTACTGGTAATATAATAACCAATAACTAAAGGTGCTAAATTATCTCTTAAATCTACTTCATCATCACTTTTTAAAGTTGTTGTTATACTTCTATAATATCCTAATCTATATTTAGGATCATAAACATTATCCATTTTGTAATATTTATCTCCATAATTTATATCGCAATATGGAGCAACAGCATTTTTACCTCTTGTTTCACCTTTAAACTCTATTGTTTGTGGTTGTCCAGCACCAACTTCACTAATAAATGCTCTCTCTAATGAGATTCTATCTCCAACATTTAACTTAATTGATTGTTGTAAAGGATTTGTAAAAACTGCTGGATTACTATCATTACCAGTTCTACTTTCAACAGAAGCTAACCTATTGCAGTTTATAAGTTCTGTATCAACATATTCACTCATATTTATATTATATAAGTATAAAAAAATAGAATTAAAAAAACAAAGTAATTAATGGATAATACCTTTCTCAACTAACATCTTATATTTGTCTTCATGTTTCTCCTTAAATGTATCTATCATATCTTTTCTTTTGTAATAATTATAAAGTGATTTAGTTTTTAATAGTTCTTTATTATTCGAATAATTTTCTCGTTTCTTATCTTTGTACCCATTATGATAATGATCTTTAGCTCGTTGTCTATTTTTAATCTTAAACTCTTCTTTATTTTTAATTACTTCATGGTAATATTTATTTTCTCTTTCTCTCTTATTTTTATAATTGGTAAGAATCCTTGCAATCTGCTCTTGTGTGAGATCCATTATCTATATATTATATATAGATTTTATTTTTTAAATATTTACCGAATTAAAAAAAGTGTCTGGGGTAAATGTTGAAAAATATTTGTCTTGAGAATGTTGTTGAGAAGTTTATTTTTTGAGATTTACCCCAGACACTTTTTATTTATACCTTAATGTTTAAAAGGTTATTATTGTTTCTTGGATCTCCTCCCCACGATAAAATCCATTCTCTTCTTTTTTTATTGTATTCGTCTTTTTTTAGTTTATTGTTTTTATTCCATTCTCTCGCTTTTAATTTTTTTTCTTCTTTATTTTTTTCATATCTAATTTTATCATATTTTTTTTTATCTTTACCTAATCCACAAGGTAAATCTTTATTAACACAATCATATTTTATCATGTGTTCCCCTTCTAATTTAAATAATTCTAATTTATCACTAAAATCTATCTCTTCAAGTATTTCGATTGTATAATTATATTTATCAAAGCCATATTTAGTAAATGCTCTATGGTGAAAAGATTTTAATCTTTCTTCCATGGTTTGTTTGGTTGATCCAACATAAATCTTATTATTGCTTGTTATTTTATAAACTAATCCTTTCATATTTAGTTTTATTTATTGGATTATATTTAAGTATGTTTTCACTTATTTAGCAGTGCGGATATGAAGGCATACAATAGTTTTACCCGTTAGAGCTGTGCATAATGTTTCATTTTCATATACAATATCTACATCAAAACTATTAACTAATATTTCAGTAGGATTATTCAATGAAATATAAGTTTTCTCATGGGGTTCAAAATATAATCCACCAGTTTCATTACCACTATTATCAAAACGAGGTAAATGAGCGATTATTTTAGATAATGTTCCTTGACGAGCATTCATGGAGTTTTGAGTAAAATTATTCAATCTAATAAATAATGAAATATTAGCAATTAATTTAGGGACTGAAGAACTATTATTATCATTTCCCAATAATGTAACATTAACGGGTCTTGATACTGGATCACCCAAAAAACCCAATGTTGCTTGAGTATTACATATATCGGTATTACCTCTACCATATTCATTACTTCTTGCTGTGATAATATAGCTATCATAATCAGTCATACCTCCACTAGCATTAACATTATAAGGTTGAAGCAAACCATTCGCACCTAATCCATGATTACTTACTGTGCTACTATAATTATTCCAAGGTCTTAATTCTAATTCTCTACAAAAATTAGTTTGATTATATTGTTGAGACCAACCCCACCAATCATAATTAAAATAGGTAGTTTCATCATAAATAGGATAATTTGTATAATGATCTATACTCTCCATAGATATAGTTCTACCACCACCAATAGCACCAGTCATACCCATTATAGGATACATAGCCCATTTTGTAGCATTAACTGGATTTAAAACTTGGTTTTTACCTCCTTTCGTCCCACTCACTGCTCCCGATAATGTTTTAAAATCGGCTAATAGAGTTTCGTTTCTTGCTCCATCAATCATAAATATTTTAATTTCTTCATTATCTAATACAAATTTAACTTGTTCATATCCATCAGTATTAGTAGCAATATTATATTTAGCAGCAAAATTAACATTATGAGTTCCAAAATATTCAACTTCATTTACAAATATACCATCACCTTGAGCTTGTGCCGTTCTTGCTCCCGATTGATAAACTCTCAACTCGCTACCTTGTCTCATAACACCTATATCCATGAATCTAAATTGATTTTTCCCTAAAATACCCGATAAAGACACACCATTAGCGGGAGGATCAAAATAAGTAGGTGTATAATCAAAATCACCACCACCAATATCTCTTGTTTTATTTATTCTAGATAAACCCACTACCCAATTATTAGTATTAGCATTACCATCAGCATTATCAAAATTAAATATAGCTATGCCTTGATTCTGTGATATAGGATATTGTCTATTTTGGACTAAAAATCCGTCGGTGGTAGTTTGAGTTACAACTCCACCAGCTTGAGTAAATCCATATCTTACATCATCATTATTTTTATTAATACTAGTCCAAGTAATATCAGCAAGATTTCTTGTTGTTTTTGCGGTTTGTTGAGTAGTTGAAAAAGAAAATCCTTCAAAAACTTCAGCACTACTATCATAATTAGCACCAACTGTAATAGAAGTAGAATTAACACCAGTAATTAAAGAGGGGTGAAATGCTGCCTCATTAATACCTTTTTGAATCTCTCCAACCATGTCTTGGATATTAACTTCATTTTTAACATCACCCGCTCTAAATGCTTCACCAGCACCTATCGTAGCTCTAAAAGGGACTTGTGTAGCATTCTCAATATTATCATTATGCATTGATTCTACTGGTGTGCCGAAATAATGACAGAAATTACTATTTGTTCTATCGAGAATAAATAAACCATTCTTATTTATTTTAGCAGATTGTAAAGCAATCTCACTATTAGGTGGGATCTTCATGGTATTCAATAATCTATTTTGATATGAATAAGGTTTGAAAGCATTAGATATCTGTGGAGTGTTCTCCGTACCTTGATTAGATGTAATAATTAAACTCATTTTATAATATATATTATAAAATATTTTATTTTAAAAAATTATATTATTTTATAATATAATGCCGAAAAAGAAAAAGGTTAAAAAAAATGTAAATGTTAAACCTCAAACTAATAAAGATTCAATACAAATTAATATTAAAAAATCATTGGATGAAGATAAAAAAATAAAACCCGAAAAGGTCTTTGAAGGTTATAAACAAACTAAAAATACTAAAAAATCTAAATATTAATTTACTCACTATCATATCCATCATCTAATTCCCATTCATCTTCATCTTCTTCACCATAATCATAATCGTATTCTTGCATTTCATTCCATTTCATTCTAGCTTCTTCTAGTGAAGGTAAGAACACATAAATCTTTCTTTCTTTCTTGAGTTGTAGTTTCTTTTCATCATATAGATTATCTAAACAGTTCTTTTTGATTTCTCTCCAAAATGAACTATTATCAAACTTCCTACCATTATAATTTTGTCTTTCATAACATTTAAATAACCATTCTTTACTATAAATAACTCTTTTCTCTTTTTTCTTATTTTTGATTTCTGTACCATATTTTTTCATTGAATATTCATCATGAACAGTAAAAGTTTTATTCCATTCTATAAAATGACCATCATATTCAAAACCACCATCTCTCATTACATTATTCCAAAACACTTTAGGACTATTCCAATTCATTTCTACTTGATTCTGTAGTAGAGGTGTTTTCTTGAACATTCTTGGCTTGAAATCACTAATATCCCTATTATATAATACTTTAGCAAATGCTTCACAAGGAGCATCTAATACGGGTTGAACATGTTTTAGTGTTTGTTCATTCATTCTACCCGATAATTTATTATTGAGTTCTAAACAATAATGCCTTCTATCATCTTCAGTTGTACCAGCAAACCAATCATTATTAGTTGTAATAATATAGTTAGCATAACAATCAATCATGTAATTTTCTTTATTCTTTTTATTGATAGTTTGTCTTTTTTCTGTGATTTTATTCTTGATAACACCTTCAAGTTTCTTATCACCACCCCAAAATGCTTCATCAAGATTAATAAGAATCTTACCCTCTAATTGACCATTGAAATCACCAAATAGAAAGTTAGCATTACTATTTTGAGCATAATGATTATCACCGATGATTTGTGCAAGTTTATCAAGGATAATACCTTTACCTCCACCTTGTTTAGATTTTAGAGCTAATAGAACACCAGTTTTAACATGAGGTTTTTGAATGATATGACTAAAATAATTTAATATATATTCATAACTATTTTCATCACCACTACACCATAATTCCTTAATATGATCTAGAATTGGTTGAGCATCAGCTTCATCATAACTATCAGCAACTTCTTTACTAATATTAAATCCATTCCATAGATTAAATAAATCACTATTAGCATTATCTCTTGGATCAAAACCAATAGCTCTAACTTCTTTTCTATGAATCCATTCACACCATACTTTAAAAGGATCAATATTAATTGTTTTCATTTTACCACTTTCATCTTCGTACATGTGAGAAAACTTTTCTTTTATGAAATGATCTTTAGTTTTAGTTGCATTTTTTAGAAACCAACAAGGCATAGTGATAAGTTCTTCATTTTCTTTTCTAATAATCTTTTTATCAAGAATAATATAATCACCAGTTTCTTTTACAAAGATAACCCGATTATTCATTTCTTTTAACATATCCATTTTAGCTTGATGTGTGCTATCATTATTTTTTTCAAAAGAAGAAACAAATACATCTTGAAGTGATTGTTTATTTTTAGGTTCATATTTCTTTTTAAGTTTTCTTAGATAAGTTAATCCAAGTTTATTTCCAGTTTTCTTTTTCTTCCAGTAATTCCAATTTTTCCTAATTAGATCAATATCATAATTTTCTTCATCTTTCTTACTCCAATCAACATACATACCTAATCCAACATTATCACTTTCTGTAATATTATGAATAGCCATACCAACTTTAATCCAATCATCATATTCATAACATTCTTCTTCAAGTGAATTAAGAATATCTTGAATCTCACCAGCATCATATTTTCTTTTAGGTACTTCGAACTCCATAACTTCTTCTTGTTTAACTTCTACTTCATCATCACTAGTAGTTGGTGTTACTGGTGGTGAATCTTCAAAGTTCATTTTATCAACATTAAAATATTTCTTAATATCATTCCAATCATATTCTTTAATTGTTCCAGTAATAATTCTATCTCTTGTTTCCCAAATATTATTCTTCTTAATTAAATCGACATCTATCTCACTATTACAATGAATCTTTTGTTGATTAGAATATGTACCAATATTCTTAATCTTAATATAATAATGAGAACCTTTCTTTGTATCGGTATAAGCTACACAATCATTATTGATTAATTCATAAAAATCACAATCTACATCATGAGTATCATAATCAACAACATATAAATCGGGGATGTGTTTAACAGCTAGAGATAAAGTATTATGAGATGCATTTCCTCTATTCTTTTTAATATCTTCAATACTTAAATTATTCTTTTCTCCAGTTGGGATTTTAGCACCCTTACTATTATAATGAATGTTAATGTATCTATAGAAAGCTTTACCATGATTATCTTTTTCGATTTGTTTAAAAAAGTTTTCCACATTCATCTTTGATATATTCTTATCGCACATTTTATTCTCTATGGTTTTATTTAGCATTTCTTTTTTAAATAGTTTTTGTCTATCCATTTATAACTTAACATAGAAAATAATTTTAGAGAAATTAACGCAAAAATTAAATTAAAATACATGAATCTTTAATATAATCCATTATTATACTTAATATTATAGATAAATAGAGTATATATTCTATTATTATACCCCTTTTAGCACTTAAAGAAGTATATATTTTAAAATTAATTCCTTTAAATACTCTTAAAATAGCATAAATATAGATTAATAGCATAAAAATAGATTAATAATACTTAAATATTATATTCTAAATATAATATATAGATAATAATGACTATTTATAATGGATGTGATGGATCACTTAACTTATATTACAAAGGATTATTGATTAGCTCATTCCCATTAACTAAAAAGAAAACATTTAAAAGATATCAATATCAAGGTGAATACTTAATATTAAAATCCATGAAAGAAAACTTTAAAATAAAACAAATCATTTATACATTAACTCATTTCTGTAACAAGATACATAATAGAAAATTAAATAAACAACCTATTAGAAGAAGTGATCATGAATATTTTATATCTTGTTTATTTGGTTTAATGAAACTTAAGATAATTGATAATAATAATGAAAACGGATATTTAATTATGCCGAAGAAGAAGAAGAAGATTTAATATTTATATAATAATATTCCACAAAATTTAATACATAATATTTCTATTTTATTTTTTCTCCAAATACATATCCTCTTACCTTTTATTATTTTATTATAATACCATTGCTTTCTAGTTTTATGATAACCTAAATTTTTATATCCACTCGTATTAGATTTAGATTTCATTCTATCACTTTTACTTACATTACATTTTCTACAAACTACATTTCTAAATTCCCCAGTTTCGTGGTTATGATCCATACATTTACCATTAGATTTTTGACCTTGACATAATTCAATATTACATAATTCGCATTGATTTATATCAAGATATCTTTTATATATTTCTTCATAATTTCCTATCAATCCTCTATTTTTCCATTTTGTAAATAATATATTTTTTTTGCCTTTTTCTGTTTTATAATATTTCATATTATCTATATATATTATTAGACAATAATGTTTAAATATTATTTTAGTAGTTCGTTAAGGGGTTTTATATATTTTTGTTTTATATCTACACAATCATCATATTCATCTTTACCTCTATCACATCTACCTCTTTTACATATCTCAAATTCACTACTTCTATTTTCCCACCCAAAAATACCATCATTACATTTCCATAAATAAAATATTCTTAAATGTGGAGATTTCTTTAATAATTCATCTCCCTTCTTTAATTTATTTAATCCAAAAAATAATGAATTATATTGATCATGTTTTATTCTTCTACTTTTAATCTCAATAAAGTATTCTTCATTATATTTATCAAACTCATAATATTTACCCATTTCGGGATTTAACTTAGACTTAAATAATGTACCAAACTTTTCCTCTAATATCTCATGAACTTCATTCTCACTTTTGAATCCAAAGCTTAAATCTTTTTGTTGTTTCTTATAATCCATATTTATACTTATAATATAGAAAATAATTTTGTAGAAAACGCACATCTTAAAAAAGTGTCTGGGGTAAATGTTCAAAATAATTTGTCTTGAACAACACCTTCAACTTCTTTTTTTTTTAAGATTTACCCCAGACACTTTTATTCAAAAGATACAAGAATGGGATTTTCTTTTGTTGCTCTTCTTATTGTTAACTTATAAATGATTTGTTGTTTTATTATTTTATTATTATTCATCTCTTCTTCTACTTCGGGTGTTATTATTGGATTCACATGATTCTTTGCATTAGGACTTAAATTATAAAATCTACAAGCTCTTCTTACACTTGGTAAATCTCCCCACATATAAATAGACATTATATCATTATAAGGATCTATAGTATTCTTATAAGTTGCTCCATCGAATATATAATCATTTTTACCCCACTTAATTATCTTTTTAGCTTTGAACATTATATCGCTCTTTTGATGTGAATTAGGTCTTTGCTTTGGTGATACTTTCTTTAAATACTCTTTTAATTCAGTACAATTCTTAATCTTATCATCATATTTAAAATCTTTCATATATGATTCTATATCACTTACAATCTTACTCTTTGTTAATTCAGCATCTATAATTACACCATGTTTCTTAAACAATGTAACAATATCTTTTTTAGAATGAGATTTATCAATTAACATTATTTTTATATTATTATATATTTTTTTATTTTATAATATATACTTAAAGATGCCTCCAAAGATGAAAATACCCGAAGGTGAAATGACCCTTGCTGAACTTAAAAGAACTATAAAAAAATATGATGAATTAATGAGCATAGAAACTAAAGGTAAATCCCGTGATGATTTAATCAAAGAAATAGAAAAAATGGGATACACAATAGACCATAAAAATAAAAGTTTTAAATTAACCAATAAATCTAAAGCCATGAAAAGAAAACCCATTAATGTTAAAATGCCCCCAAAAGCAGAAAAGAAACCAGCTAAATCGAAAGCAGAAAAAGATAAGGATATGAGAGAAAAAGTAATTAAATATATTTTAGAAAATAAGGATATTCTTAAAGATGAAAGATTAAAATAGTTTAAAGATATTTTACGATATAAAAATAAGTAATAAAAATGAAATATAATAAATATAGTCACTCTTCAATCTATAAAATTGTAGATAATACAAATGGTAATATTTATGTTGGAAGCACGATTCAACAACCTTTAGTAAGGCGTCTTGATAATCATAGAGGTCATTATAAAAAATATCTTGAAGGTAAAGAGAGAAAATGTATGAGTTATGATATTTTAGATAACGGAGATTACAATATTTATCTCATTGAAGATTATCCTTGTGAAAATAGAGACAAATTAAGAATGAGAGAACAATATTGGATTGAAAGAACAACTTGTATAAATAAACATGTTGCTTATAGAAGTGAAGAATATAAAAAAGAATATCGAAAAAATAATCGTGCTAAAAATCTAGAACATAGATTAAAAAAAGACAGAGATAGATATAATGATCCTATAAAAAAAGAAATAATGAAAGAACAAGCAAAACAAAATCATTATAAAAACAGAGAGAAAAATGTAAAAAGAATGAATGAATTAAGAAGATATAAATATAGTTGGGGAGGAAGTATAAATAGTTTAGAATGTAATTTATTAAGAATAGACATTGATTTATTCACTTGAATCATCTTTCTCTTTCTTAACATAAACCTTCATCCCAGTAGTGGCTACATCATGACCGAGTATTTTACTATCTTTCTTCATCTCATCTTTAACTTTAGAATATTTACCACTCAAATATGATTTTCTTAAAAGAGTTGTACTTATTTTTTTCCCCATATATTTTTCACTATATTTAAGTAATACTTTACTTAATTCAATTCTTGTTAATGGTTTACCAGTTGAGGTTTTAAATAAAACACCCATACCATTCATCTTTAAATAATATCTTAATATCTTTCTTAAATTAGCATCTTCAATTGGTAAATCTAATTCTTCGTATTTGCGACTTGTTTTGTATTTATTTAATACAAAATATATTTGACCTTTTGATGGTACAACTAAATAATTATTCTCTTTCTTTTCTTCATCACTTAATTTCTTATATTGTGCTTGATTGATCGCCATCATACCAGCTACATCATTTCTAAAAGGCATTCTAGCATAAATATTAAATAAGGTGTATGCTTGTAATAATTGCATTTCTTTTTTAGTAATATCATCTTTAGATTTCTTTTTGATTGGTTTTAAATCATCCGCCATTTTATTTATCATGTTAAATATCTCTTCAGTTGTAGCAAAGTTCTTACTTTGTTTATCACTAATAACACCGCTCTTTTGTTCATCACTATATTTATCATTTAATTCATCTCTTAATTTACCATATTCTTCAAGTAATTCATCAAACTTTTCATCATGATTCAAAGCCATCAATAATACTATAACTGCATTCAAAATATTTCTTTGACTTAAATAATGAAGATCACTTATTTTATCCATAACATCTTCGGGTTTTTTTAAGAAATCATAACCATCAGTATCATATATCTTTTGTAATTTCTTAAGGTTAATTACATATTGTTTAACTGTATTTGTTTTTAATTGAGGTCTAGATTTTTCTATATCTTCAGTGGGATTTTTACTATCTATCTTCATATTTATAATATAAACATAGATTATTTTTAAAATAAAATTAACGAAAAAAAAAGTGTCTGGGGTAAATGTTGAAAATAATTTGTGTTGGAGCATCTCTCAAGAAGTTTTTTTTTTGAGATTTACCCCAGACACTTTTTGAGATTCAATATATTCTACTATTTGTTTTTGTGTTTCCATTAATGATTCTAACATTTCTACTAGTTCATCATTTTTAGTTTCTTGTTTTATATATAAAGTTTTGTATTTCTTACATTTCTCACAATATTCTTCACACTTCTTACATGATTTCTTACAACAATTCATTTTATAATATACTTTAGAAAATTATTTATGCGAAATAAGAATTAAAAACTCCATCTTCAATTGTAGCAACCTTGAGTAATTCTAGATATACACGGAGAGTAAAAGTTTCTGCTGGTAATCCACCAGCTTTAAAAACTAAATCCATACCCTTATTATTTACACGCTGACCTTTATTAGGTCTAATAGCAGTCCATCTCATAACACCTCCAATACCAGAAACATCGCTACTTTGAGTATGTCCCTCTAAACTTTCTTGCGTTAATGCGGAAGTGGGAGTTGCTTGATATTCATCTCTAGTTACCATAGGAACTTTACCTTCTGCCGATTGAGTAGTGTGGAAAAGTAATGCAGTATTATCACGATCAGTATTAAACTCAAATAAATCATTGTATAAGAGATTTACTGCTAGAGATTGACCAGATGGAACACCTTTAGCTACGATACCATTACATAAAGAAACTGGTGTAAAGTTCTTGTTCTCTTGAAGACCAAAAATAACCTTTGATACAAGACGACCATTACCTCCAATTGGGAATGTTAGATTACTAAAAGCAGCGTTACCACCAGTCCTTTTAGCAAGGCGATAATCTACATATTGGAATGTAAGTTTAGGATTCTGCTGGGCATATTGCTCCATAATCCCACCTTCATAAGTAATACTATCATAAATAAGTTTAACTTCATCTCTATTCACATCATAAGATACTTGTGTATTTGCTGGTGTAGCACCTTCAGCAGCACTAATACACATGCGACGAGATAATCCAGCAGCAGCAAGAGAAGTAGTTGGTTCTACAAATGTAATATCGATATGAACTTCTTCACTTAACATAAACATCGGGAGCTGATTATACTTAAGGAATGGGAACAAATCACTTAAATAAACTGAATATACTGGAGCATCTGCTATATCTTGTGCTGAACCCGCACCATGAACCATAAATGGTAATAGATTAAATACACCAGCTCCACCTCCCGCTGGTACAATTGGATTACGACCAATATCTAGACCAATCGTTTTAGCAGAGTTAGGAGGTTTATCAGTAGTATTAGCTACACGATCATCATAAACGGGTTGATGACTAATACACCTCTGCGATAAGAATTGTTCTCTTTCTTTATTATCTTCATTGGAAATAAACATAGATTGATACTGATGGAAATGAGAATAATCATCTATTTCACATACAGTTTTATTACCAATAGAAAGACGAGCAGATTGCACAAGATTAGAAATACCAATATTTACTGGATAATAAGCCGTATTTGTAGTTTTTGGAGTTACAGCAAGAGTAACTTTAGAATTAGAATGAAGAAAACCAGCTACACGCTGAAGAGTAAATCTACATCTATTTTGATTGAATGTAACTGGATCAATTACATCAGTATGAAGCATTTGTCCATATTCACTTGGAATTGCACCAATTTTAATCAGTGACGGAATCTTATCAGTTGATACATCACTTTTATCAGCCATATCGTCCATAGAACTCATTTTATATTATTAAATATATAAAAAGTTAAAAAAAATAAAATTAAAAAAATAATTACATAGAAAATATTTACTCTAATTTATTACTTGCACGCCCATTTGTGAGTCCCATGCTACAACTACTTTAGATTTAATAAATAGATATGCCGAAATTGGATTGCCGTCTGCTAATTGAGTAGTCATTTGAATAGAGAACTGGGATCTACTGAAATCAACACCTTCACTATCAAGCTGATCATAAAGAACACCAACACCATATAATCCACCAGTATCGGGAATGAACCGATAACCCGTATCCGCATTTTGATTAACTGTGAAATTACGATTAGTATTGAGTGGAGAAGCAGTTGTTCGGGTGTGCATTTTTTCGGGAATAATAGAAGATAAGAAACCTTTAATAATCTGTGAATCAACAACTGGAGTTTCATTAGTAGCACTACGAACACTTTCTACTTCAAAAGATGAGGGAAAACGCTCACCATTACGGAGGAAAGAAATAGTTTCAACATTAGCAACTCCACCATCACCAGTCCCAGCAGCATTAGGAGCAAGAGAAGGCATGTATGTTAAATATCCATCTTGAGCTAAATTGTTAACAAATGAAGAAGGCACAAAATTAACAAAAGTTGCAAGAACCTTACTTAATCCAAGATTGAAGTTAATTATTGAATTTGTAGTTTCAAGTGTGGAGAAATATGATGTAATCGAATTGAATGATAATAGACCTTTATCGGGAGAAGATTCTCCATAAGATACTTCACATGCTACTTCTAATCCACTTAATTCATAGAAAGCATTAGCAATATTAGTAGTTGTACCATCACTAGAATAGAAAAACTGACTATCGGGAGCAAGGTGGATTTCTATTTCTAGAGGAACTTTATCAAGTGGAAGCATAGATTCACCGAGAGTTAAACCGCTTGGAAGAGGAATACAGAAATCATTTGGAGTTGTAACACCATCAGCAGACCTACGGATAACTGAATCACGGAAAGATTGATAATTAGGATAAATTAAAGCAGTTTCACTCAAATGACCAGCTACATCTTGCATACCAGCCATAACTGGAAGATATGAACTCATGAAACGACCATAATGTCTAATATGTTCTATTACTTGTTTAGTTTCAGCATGTCTAAAAACTAACTGATCAATAACACCATAAATACCTAATTTATGAGATGCCCTTAATTCTACAGCAGCAGCATCAGTAGGAGGTAGTGAACCAGCAGCATCACGCCACACATTTAACTTACCAGCAAGACGGAGAGATGATAAATCAAGCATACCATCTTGGCGACCTAAAGTAATCGTGAGGATAGGATTACCACGAGCAAATGAAACTTTACCGCTAGAGGGAACATTATTCGGTTGAATAGATAGATACTTTTTAGAAACACTCATTTTATATTATTATATATAAAATAATTTTAAAATAAAAAAATAAAAAAGATACATAGAAAATATTTATAGAGTAACCATAACGCTGTCCCCTTTGATTGATATGCGTCTCAAGTGGAACATGAAACAGAAGAGAAGCTTGTTTCTAGTTGGTGGTCTATCTACTCCAGCAACATCAGTTTCATTATAGAATAATTGAAGCTGATTTGATTTATTATTCAAATTTGCTACTCCATCATTAAGAGCATAAGCACGACCAATCAAGAAATTACGATTGTAATCTACAAATGATCGTGGAACAATACCCGCTTGATTTAGTGCTTTTTCTAATTCTATAAGTGGCTGTGCTGCTATAGAAGTCCCCTTATTAATTTTAGATACTACTATAGGTCTTGATGGAACAAGTTTATCATCTACTACCATTTGATAAGATGTAAGTTGGTCAATAATACCTACTTGACCACTACGAATACTATGAAGCACTCCATCCATACCTTCAGCTTCTTCTTCATATGTTGAGCTAGTCCCAGCAATTAAATCAGCACTATTCAATACATTAGCATCAGTAGGCATACATATCATAGATTTAACCCTTGTATTAGATACACCAAGATTCACTGTTGCATTGCGATTAGTTGATAATAGAGAATGTTTGTAATTGGTAACACTTGGAATATCAATCTCAATTGATCCACCATCTCTCATCTTCTTCATCATACCAGCTTCATATCGAGGATCTACACCAACTTTAGCACAAACAATTTCAAGATTAGAAAACTCACATGAAGCAGCATAAGAAGTTTTAGCTGCGATAAGTTGAGAACCATCAGCAATAGCAGTTCTGCGTTGATCTACAGCAGCTGAGAATACAATGAAATTATTTGAGGTTGCTTCTAATCCAGTCCCACCATCGCTATTTTGAAACTCTTCTAATGTAAGTCTTACATATGTAGCATCTATATCTATATCCTCTATTACTGGATAACCCACAGCACCACTAGAAGTTAATGTTAAATTACACTGCCTATCGGGGTCAGTAGCATCACATATACCTACACGTTCACCCTTCACAAAAGGACAATTTTCAACACTTCTCATATTATTAGATTTAGCAAGGAATATTTCAGTTCTATTAGTAGCATTAGCAATAGTGAGTGCTGCCCCAGCAGCATCTACACCATGAAATACTGGATTCTGTTTCATTCTTCGGTGGCGATTTACACTATCTAACTGCTTGATAAATCTTGCTGGATCTTCTAAATCAACCTCAATAAATAGACCATCAGTCATCATTACGGGGAATATCTTATCACCTCCATCAGCAAAAAGACCAGTGTGGAGTGGTAGAGATAATTTAGCAGTTAAGAAATCATCAGCAGTCCCCCAATCCCGACCAGCGGGAACAGTCCCAACTGGCTTATAGAATGGATTAGTAGATAAATCAATATTATTAGAAACTGATGTACCAAGTGTGCCCCGATTTTCTATAGTTGTAACAAGTGATCCTTCTTTTAATGCCCTCATCTTTCTCATACTTTCATCTTGATTGTATGAATACTGAATTTGGACTTTAGCATTGTAATCACTAATTTCTTCAAGTAAAACTGCCCTTGATCCCGAATAGATTCTAATATTTTTGATACATGATTGACCACCAATAAAAGGATCTAAATGTAGACGAGTAGGTGCTTCACCAGCGGGGACAGCAAGTTTTAAATCAAACTGCAAAAAACTATTTTTACCATCCAAAAACTTTACAGTTGGAGGTATTTCAAAATCTACCCTACGCCCCGACTGACCCGCAACTCCACTATAAGATTGTCCATTTGTGGATGGTACTGAAACTTGGGTTTGTGAAACCTTGATTTTATCATCATTTTTCCAATAAGAACTCATTTTATAATATATAATATAAAATAAATCTTAAAAAATAAATTAAAAAAAAATAAAAAAATTATTGTGTTCGTCCTACAACTTGAGCAACTTGGTCTGCTGCTACTTGTCCTCTCGCTTGTGAAGTAATATCTTTTTCTGCTTTTGATTTTGCTTTTTCACTTGCTTCTTCTTCACCAAATCCTTCAGTAATAGCACCAGCTAAACCAACAGCAGCACCAACACCTTCTAAAATTAATGCTGGTGGAAAAGCAGCACCAAGAACACCAGCAACTTCTAATCCACTACCAACAATATTCATGATATTACCAGCACGAGAGGCACTATTAGAACCAAAAGCATCCCAACCACTTTTACCTTCAATTAATCTCCCCACATCACCAGCAACATCTAAAGCACCACCCAATCCAGCAACACCAGCTTTACCAAACGTCGCTGCTTTACCCGCTATTTTACCAGCAGTTTTTAATCCCGCTTTCTCAATAGCATCTTCTGCTGCTTTTTTTGCTAATGCTTTTCCCGAAGTTTCTATACCTTCTGTGCCTTCTCGTTCAGCAATTCGTGCTGTGGTTTGTTCGGCGGTTTGTTCACCAGTCTGTCCCGCTACATTTGCCGTTATCTCTTCACCTTCTTCTAATGTACTTGCTGCTCCAAGTTCTGGTGCTGCTGGTTCTCTAGCAAATCTTTCTGCTTTACTAACTTTTCTAAAAACACCTTCTTTAGCACCTTTAATAAGTTGATCTGGTCTTATTTCTTTTTTTGCTGCTAATTTACCACCAGCAGTAATCCCACTTAATAGATTTTTTTGTAGTTTAGCTTGTCTATCTTCATCTTCTTCTAAATTAGCTTGGTCTAATTCTTCTGCTAAACCATTATTAAAATCTCGTGTAGCTTCATTAATTTGTCTTGCTGCTTCTGTTTGTGCGTTGGCTTGTGTTATTGATCCCGAGCCCCCGTATAGATCCATATTTATAATATAATATATATTTTATTATTAATTTTTTTTTATTAAAAATAATTTATTTATGTAAATAGTGAAATATCTATTTTTAATAAATTATTATTTCTTCTTGGATCTCCTCCCCAACTATTAACATAATGAAATCTATCACGTCTTTTTTTATTTCTAATTATTTTATTTTCATGATGATATTCTCTTCTTCTCTCTCTTCTTTTTTCTGTTTGATTTCTTTTTCTATCATATTCTTTTACGTCAAAAGTTAAATCATATTTATTAACACAATCTATTTTATTTATCCAATATTTTTCTCTTTCTTTTTTATTTGATTCTTCACATTCTTCTAATACAATTATTTCACAATTATTTAAATCTAATAATTTACTACTACATTTTTTTTTGTTTGTTTTTTTATCGTATCTATGTTCTATTAATCTTATATTTATTTTTCTAGTTGTTAATCCAACATATTTTAGATCATTAATATCTTCAATACAATATATATAAGGCATTTATCTATCAATTATATATAGAGGATAACCTTTAAATATCTAGAATAATTTAGTTTCTCCATCAGCAATTGGTGTTTCAAATCTAATATAAGCACGGGCGGGATTAACAGCTAGGTCAAGGTAGAGAAAACTATATGGTTGATCGTCTATTGCTTTCTTGTATAACTCCATAAAAATACCGGGAAACA